CTTCTCATTAGAGGTAGCACTTTCATTATCAATTACTATAACCTCATGGTAAGTATCATCTTTCACCAATCTATCAACAATATGTGATCCAATAAATCCTGAACCACCAGTCACTAATATTCTCACTTATAATCCTTTTTGTTCCAAATCTTATTTCTGTAATTATGTGCCCAATCTGAAAAAAACTGAAACTTCCATTTATGAACATTCCAAGTCTTTGGTTTAGGTGCAATTTTCATTTTCCAAGGTTCTCTTTTAAAAGGAAATACATGTACAACTGGTGTACCACCAGGTATTAATAAATCATTATATGATCCTTGTTTTTCATCCCAATCTTTTAAAAATGCTGGGAAATTTACATTACCATCGTATGTGTCTGTATCTACAATACCTGATATAATCTCAAAATATTTTCTCTCTCTATTCATAGGTGGTGTAAAAAGACAACTATAACCAGGAGGAGTTTTAATATGCCAAGGAAAAATAAATTTTATTGCTTGATCAATACATCCTTCTGGTATTGGCATTCCTTCATATTGATTTTGTATATGGCCACCAATTCCTAAATCATCAAAATCCACTTCATTATTAAACATTGTATGTATCATTCCATATTCAAAACTTAAACTTCCTGTATTTGGTTTTTTAGGATCTCTTTCTTTAAAAACTTTTAAATCAAAAGGTAAAGGTATACAATAACCTGACGTTAAAGCATCCATAAAAGGAACACATGTTTTAACTGTTCGCTGATTTCTATTTCTATCAATATGTGTTTGTATATGTTTATACCAATCTGGCATATGATGCTTAATAGGGAAAGGTTTGTGTTTTATAATCTCAGTATAATCAAGAAATCTAGTATCACTCAAAAATTCTATTAACATATATCTTTTGCTTTGGTATCATTTTTTCTTACAACTGGATTATAAATTTCTCTAGTTTGTTCACAACCTGACATATAACCTATCAAGTATGCACATAAAACTAATATACCCATTGGCAACATAACATCTAATATTCCTAATAACATAATATACTCCTTTTGTTAATGCCTGTTTCTGTTGCAAGGTACAGGCAAACCCCAGCAGCCTAAGCTGCTAATGCATATTCATAAGAATTTGCGTTTTTAATTTTGGCCGTTTAAGGTAACCACACCTATTCTCTCCAGCACAATTTCTAATATCTGTCGAACCTATTTCACCCCCAAACTGAATAGGGATGGTGGAGGTGGAGGGTACTGCCCCCTCGTCCAGTCTATTTACTTTCATTACCTTCATCAAGAATTTCGTTTAACTTTCTTTATTATAAAATTTCAAATTTCTTCCATAACCTAAGACACAAGTTTCACCTGTGTTGATCATTGTCATTACTACTGACATATCACTTTCACCATCCTTGTGTATTAATACAGTAATCATTGCAAGCAGTTCACCTGTTTGTTCCCTGATTACTTCTCCTACAACTAATGGTACTTGATTAAATCTTTCAGTAGCTGTATTCAACATCATTTCTGTCGGACCACAATATACAGGTACAGGTTTTTTAATTAGACCTGGTGTCTCATATATTGGTGGATTTACATGATCATGTTCTGCTTTGATATTTGTTGACCAAAAAAATGATATAATTATGATAAACATTGAGAATATCCATAATCGTTTAAGTATTTCTTTCATTTTCTACCCACTTATAAAATTGTTCTATAACGTCTTTTAATTTTGGTAAATAATCGTTCTTATTCTTTTTGAATACTTGTGTAGTACCTTCTTCTGTAACAATTAAAATAACAATTTGATTTATTTCTTCTTCAAAATGTTCTTGATACATTTCTGCATAAGCACTACCTTGTATAAAATAGTTCGTTATCCAATCTTCTGCCTTTTCTCTACTGCTTGTTTTAAAATCAATAATTGAAAGCACGCCGTCATATTCCGCAACACAATCACAACGACCTGCCACGGTGTAATTACTTGAATACATTTGTGCTTCTTGTAATCTAATATTATTTATTTTGGATAACTCAGATTTAAGTACCTGAAACATCATTCTTGGTAGAAATTTCTTCTTATATTTGTCTATTTTGTCAATATCAACATTATTAAGATGATCTTCAACCATATTATGTACTACTGTACCACGATTTGCCGCAGTTCTTGAAATATGATTTGCAACGTCCTCGCCAACTCGTTGTCTCCACTCTTGCAACTCTTTTTTGCTTAAGTGTCCTAATACCGTAGTTATAGAGGGATAAAATTTGTTTGTCTTTAAGACTTCGTAAAATCTAAGACCATTTGTATTTTTTGCCTTAAGTAGTGGCAAAGATTTTAAAGGGGTTTTGTGAATAAACATAATATAATTATAACATAACTTGACCAAAAAGTCAAGCCTTAATTACCGTCTTGTAAAAAACGGATCTGGTTGAGATTTTAATTTTTTTTCTATTTTTCGTAAATAACGAATTTTCGCTTTAACTTCTTTGTTCGCTATGTAAACACCATATCTGTATGACAAATAAATGATACAAAATATAGCAATAATATGTAGTGTTAAAATACTCATACTTACTCGTCTGCTTCAATTTCCCCTTTTGATGAAGGTTGCTCGTCTAAAGGAACCCATGATAATGCTTCCTCAGTTGTTTCTTCAACTCGTCTTGTCCATCCTTTACCAAATGTATCAAAGTTTGATAATCCTTCATAATACTCTTGTCTAGCATGTTGATAATTTTCTATAAGTAAATCAACGCCATCAACTGCAATCTTATCCTGCAATGCATTAAGTGTATTAGGTCCTATACCACCATCTACCTCAGTATCAATTAATGTTTGTAAATGTTTAGCAGCACGACCTGGTCCTGCATTTACAGCAAAATCAAATACACATAAATCCAATCCTGCTGGAAGTTTATCACATTTACATTGGTCCCAATAATTTTCCTGATAGATAGGTTCTACATCATAAACTGTTAATGCTTTCATATCTTCCACAGATACTTCTTCATCAACATAACCTTCATAAGTCTTTTTTGTTACGCCTAAATTTGTAATACCACCTGGATCTTTTGGATGGTTAACAAATCCGCCTTCGTGTTTTAATATTATTTCTAAACTTTTTTCAAAATTAATTTTCATAGTGGAGTCCTAACTTTATTTTTTCTATTAAATATGATTTCAGCAAACCTGATCTCACAATATCACCTATGTCAAATTCCATACAATCAACTTCTTTCATTTGTTGCATGATATTGACAAATTCTAAAATACCATTTCTATCATTTGTTCTAGTTAAGTCTGTTTGCTGTATATCGCCTGCAAATACTATTCTAGTATCTTGACCTACTCTAGTCATAATAGTATCTAATTCATGGAAGTTTAAATTTTGGCATTCATCAACAATAATTACACCGTTGTCTATTGTGACACCTCGTAAAAAACTTGTTGACAAAAAATCTATCGTTCCTTGATTTCTTAAATTATTATATAGTTGATCAAAGGATCTTTCATCAGGTTGTTTAAACATAAATCGTACCATGTTTTGATACGGAACCTGATAAAGATAAGATTTGTCTTCTTCATCACCAGGTAAGAAACCTATGTCTCTAGTTGGTAATAATGAACGGACAATATAAACTCGTTCTCTGGATGATTTAGGATCCAACACATCTTTTAATGCATTATATAAGGCAATAAAAGTTTTGCCTGTTCCTGCAACACCATATAAAAAGAGATTTTGTCCTTTACTGTAAGAGGCAAATACTTCTTTTTGATTTTCAGTTATGGGTTTTATATCGTTCAAATCTGTTGACGATATTCCCAATGTTTTCTTTTTACTTACCATATTGTTTTCACTTTATTTATGAGTAGTGGCTCAGTTTACTTTTTCAGATTCCCTTTACGGGTATATAATATTCCTACTATTGTACTGCCACCTATCTAATACTATTTAGATTTTGCCCTCTTTCTATGTTTTGTTAAAATATTTTTTGTTTGTGCTTCTTTAATACCCTTACGTCTATATCGTTCACCAAGTGGACTATCGGGGTGTTTTTCTGCAATTCTATTTAGGTGATCTTTCCAACCACTATCTGTTTTACTATCAATCTGTCCTACACTTGACACAATGTTCATTTGTGTTGGTGGTAATAATTCTGTATGTCTTTTTCTCTTATGTTTTTCCATTTCTGTAATAGACATAAGTTCTTCATAAATTTCACCAGTCTTGGTATTCTGAAATCTATATGTTGGCATAATTTATTCTCCAAATCCGTCTATTGCTCTAACATGAAAAGCAACTTTTTTTTCTTCCTCTGACAATTCATCATATTCTTTTTTCTTTTTTTCATATTCTTCTTTTGTTAAAGCATGCCATCCTACACAAAGTCCTGTTGGTGATCTTCCACACCTACACTTGCTCATAGACCTTCTATCTTATATTTTTTAATCACATTTTTTGTAGGAATAACAGTTGTATTGCCACCGTCTCCTAATAATCCTTTATGATCATAATTATAGTCACTCATTAATGTATGAACATTCTTATCTTTTCTTACTAACCAACCTGTAGAAACACATATTGCTGGTTTAAAAGTTAGTATATCTTCTAATGACTTCCATCCAGCGTCACTCTGGATATCTTCCCAGTACACCAAATAAAAATCATAAGTAAAAGGTATCTCAGGCTCTTCATTTCTGAATTTTTTTGACCTACGTTTTTGTCTTTTTTTCGCCATATTCGTCTATATTTCTCCCAATAATAAAAATCATAATTGTAATAAACAGCAAATCTGCCAATATCAATCCTAATAATATATTCGTTAACATAAAATAATCTCCTTCTTAACTCGTTTCACTTCTTAATATAGAATTAAATGCCACACATATTCTATCATCTTTTCCTATATAGGGTCTAGCGTCATGTGGCAACCATCCAGGAAAGAGTATTAAAAGTCCATCTTGTGGTTTTACAAATACTCTTGTTTCATCTGGAGCCCACTCTAAACCTAAACACATATTTATTTTAGTGTCAGGATACCACAATGTATTTGCTCCATTTTCTAAATCACTTTGTCCGCTTTGTACATAAAATATACCACTCCAAAAATATGGACCATGAGTATGCATTTGATGATATCCATTATTATTAGTAATATGATACCAACTCTCTCCTATA